TTTAAAAAATTGACTGGGTTTGGACTGAAGTCCCTGGATCAATTCACCGAGGAGTGCAAGCTCAAAGGTATCCGGCCACTTGACATGTTCTTCTACATGACAAAGCTTTATAAATCTTCAAAATCAACACGCATACAAGCGTTTGGGAATGGGCCCTCTACTAGTGGATTACACATGACTGCCTTAGCATTAAAAAAATACAATCATATACCAGGAATGTCAGTCCAGATGGATGTTGGCGTTGATGAGTTCGATCTTGAATCTGAGAGCTCCTTAAGCAGCAAGTTAGATCGAATAAAGCTGATGTATAACATGATCATCATGCAAAAGGGTGACATGCTAGATGGTGATTTATCAAGATTTGACATCTTGATAAAGGGTCAGTCACTCTCCGATGAATGTAGGACAATTATAAGATCAATCAAGACCCTAGCAGGGTTTGACTACATAACACAAAAGACCATGAAGCTTGTTGCATGTGAGCTGTTAACTGGCTCGGAATTGAGGGACAAACTCATCTCATGGAAAACGCTGAATTATAGTTACGTTCACAAACAGAAGAAGGTAGTGTCCAAGACAGGCAAGGTCAGCTGGTCAGGTGATTTGAATGTTTTGGTGAATTCGGGTGAAGAGTGCTTTTGTATATGTGAAACAAGAGGGGTTAGATCTATAAAATGTAGGAAAATTGTAGATGTCAGTGAAGTCTATAGGAGCTTGAAACAAATGTGCAGGGTCTTGGACATGGAAATGAACACATTCTTCAAGAGGTCAATTGTGAATTCAGGTGATATATATCTATCGACGGCGCTCAAAACACTTCAGAGGTCAGACTTAAATAACATAGATGGTCTCAAATTAAGGATCCAGTATGACACAAGATTTGTGTATAAGAGATTATCTGACATGCAGATTTTCAAGATAAAAACAGAATACAATCCAAAAAGCGGTGAGATTCAAGTTTACCTGTCAGACCAGCATAATAGAACTGCAACAATTTGCCATAGCAATGGTAGTTATTATCCGGTAGAGATACCATCGGCAAAGTTCTTGAATGATGACATCTTTTATTTAGGTGTGCGACTATCTTCCTTATTCAAAAACAAAACTTGGTTCTACAACTATCGACTTCCGATGATGACTGAGAGTGAGAGACACATGTTCTTGATTAATGATGTTAAGTTTGAGACGGTGCTAGAATTGAAATCTAGAGACATAAGACGCATACAAGACTACATAGAAGTGAGAGAAGAAATTAACGAGGAGTCGTTCTCCTTAATTAGGGACACATCTGGTAACCTCCACTCTCAATTT